GAAGATGTCGTAGTAGAAGATATAGTTATATATATAGTTATAAGAGCGACCGCTCGTATCTCGGTTAGCGACTTCCCGTATCTCGGTTAGCGACTTCCCGTATCTCGGTTAGCGACTTCCCGTCACGGTTTTCTCGATAGTTTTTGGCAATATCATTATTCTCAGACCGCCCGTCACTGAAATTCTCACATCAACAGTCTGTCAGGACAGATCGAATTTCACTGAAATTCTCACATCGATTCTGTATGTCCCTCAATCGATATGGTACGTCCTTTACCGTCCGTCATGATTTAGTCCCGGATCGATTCATCATTTTCCTTCCAGCCTCCTGTCAAGTTAATCATGTCGGACGGGGTGTAAGCCGTCTTTGATTATTTTCGTACGCAGGCAGCACGGGTTGTTCCTCCAAATTCCCCGTGCTGCCTTTTTGTTGCCTGCCAAGATAATATGGTGGACTGTCATCCACAGGAGATTATTATGAGTGGAAAGAAGCGGTGGGGATGCCCCTACAAGGGCAGCAAGAGCAGGATAGCGCAGGAGATAATAGACTGCCTTCCTGATGCCTCCAATCTATACGACCTGTTCGCAGGAGGATGCGCTATATCCCATTGCGCAATGTCCTCAGGCAGATACAGGGACATATACATCAACGATTTGTCATGGATGCCGGTGGAATTCTTCAGGAATGCGCTGCTCGGCAAATACAAGGACAGGTACGAGTGGGTGTCCAGGGAGGACTACTTCAGGCTGAAGGACACGGACCCGTACATCCGCTACTGCTGGTCCTTCGGCAATGACGGCAAGTCGTATATATACGGAAGGGAGCTCGAGCCGTTCAAGCGCGCCTGCCATATTGCCATAGTGGACAGGGACTTCAAGGAGCTGAAGGAATACTTCCCGGGATTCGACTACGAGGCGCTACAGGCGGAGGACGACCGAGAGAGGCGGCGGATAATGGTGATGAGGATGATACGCGCAGGCCTGCGTGAGATAAAGGCCGGGAAGGAGCATGAAAACAACCTGACCAGGCAGCCTCAGGCAATGAGGTCCTCGACTATAGTAGGCGAGGTGGGCGATGAGGCCGAGTTCAGGGGGCATGAGTTCACAAGGGCCGGAAGGGCCAACGACATAGCCGAGACCCGCTCTTCGCGTGCTGACAACAACCTTTCGCTCCAGAACGAGATGCGCGTCAACGGCGCATATACGGTGGATGCGTGCAGGCATATTAACGGCATGGAGGAGCAGAACAGGGTCAACGGGATAATCAACTACGGCAATAGCGCCGCTGCGGACAATGCCATATACGCTTCCAATCAAGAGATGTCAAGAATTGGAAGGATAGATGACTGCTTCAAGAGCGGAACCGAGCGTGAAATGGATGAGGACATGACCGCCCAGATTCCATCCAGATACGAGAATCGGGTCAACGATATAGCTGATGGATATGGAATAATGCAGGCCGAGCAGACCGACATGCAGAGGGTGGACAAGGTCAATGATATAGCTTCTCGTGATAATCCGAAGCAGGCCGAGCAGCAGGAGATGCAGCACTCCAACGGAGTCAACAGCATATCCGCGGACCATTCCGACCAGTCGCTCATAAAGGAGGTGGAGATGTCGAATACGAATAATCTTCCGACAGTGTCCTCATACGGGGCGAACATCCACTTCTCGATAGGCGACTACCGCAAAGTGGAGATACTTCCGGACTCTGTCATATACTGCGACATTCCCTACCAGGGGACGAGCGGCTATGACGACATAGACTTCGACTATGCTTCGTTCTTCGACTGGTGCGCGGCCCAGACCGTGCCTGTCTATGTGTCTTCGTACAATATAGACGATCCGAGGTTCATCCTCGTCAAGGAGATGGGCATAACCAGGAAGTTCAACGCGGAGAAGCCGAAGAAGATAGTGGAGCGGCTGTATAAGGTCCGCTAAACTGCCACCAAACGCGCGAGGATGCCCTACAAGGGCCTCCCACGCACAAGGTGGTAAAACTACTCAATTGGATGATTAGGGCCGCTTGTAGGCCCGGGAGAAGCAAATGGAAGATATAGAGAAGGAAAGGCTTGATGAGTTCAAGGAGGTGTTCTTCACGCTCCCGCAGCCGGGAAGGTACAGGATGGTGGAGATACGATCAGGCGGAAGGGTGGAGATTGGAAGGATATTCAACATGGACGACAATCTGCAGGCGGACTCGATGATGGACTTCATGTTTCCCAGCCTTGATCAGATTGCCAAGGACAATATATTGGAATACATGCGGCAGGGGCTGTATTACGACCTGGACGGCATGGTCATCACGGGGCTACATCCCGCGGGCACGCTTTGAAGCAGAATGATCTTGACGCCGCCTTCGACATGAGCTCGGATAGCTATGAAAGCATGATGGCCATAATAGCCAAAGAGAGGGGGATGCCGAAGGTGGTCTCACAAGGAAGGGAGCTGCACCACATAGTGCCACGCTCCTACTGGAGGGCAATAGGGCAGCCCGTGGACTCCACCCCTGACAACCTTGTGTCCCTGACAATACAGGAGCACTTCATGGTCCACTACTACGCGATGAAATGCTCAAAACCGGTGATACGCAGGAGCATGATTTGCGCAATGAGGCTCATGCTGCGTGCGCTGTCAAAGATGTCGAGGATTACCCCCGAGCAGGCAGAGATTCTTGGAGCCGTATACGGCGAGATGAAAAGCCTTGAAAGGACCCGCAGGAAGGAGTACAACAGGACCGGGAAGGTGCTGTGCGTGGAGACCGGCGAGGTGTACAAGTCTACAGGAGAGGCTCATGACAAGACGGGTGTAAACCAGGGCAATATCTGCTCGTGCTGCGAGGGCAGGCTTAAGACGGCTGGAAAGATGCACTGGAGATGGTGTAAAGCTAATAGCAGACGGAGGAACAAGGAATGGAAGAAATAGTGAAGGGTGCCACGGGTACTAATGATCCAGCTAATACTCTCAGGCTTGCCGCAGATTCGCTCATAGGCGAGGTGTGGCAGCTGAGGAAGGAGAATGCCAACCTGAAGGCCCAGCTCGAGGCATACAAGCGCAATGAGGCCGAAAGGCGGGAGGTGCGCATATGATTGCAGCATTGGAAGTGTGCCTGGGTGCGCTGCTCGGCGTCGCGCTGGGGAGCTTGATTGGAAAGTTCGTAAGGCTCGACATCGACGAGCATGACAAGGACGAGCAGATAAAGGCCCTCAAGAAGACGCTTGAGGACGAAAGAAAGCAGCACAAGGCGATGGAGGACTTCCTCCAGGCCAACGGCGACTGCTGGTTCGAGTCGTATATCCGCAAGATATAGTGTTTCATAATCTCTCCTGGGGAGCCTCCAATCAAGGCTCCTCTTTTTTTGTGTCAGTGTCAAGCTAATAGTATGGAGGAATAGGAATGGTGAGATTCGACTTTTGGAATAAGGACGGGACGGACTACGACCAGCAGGTGTATGACGCGGTGTGCGACCTTCTTGAAAAGACTGGGGTAAAGACTGCCGACATAGTGTATAGCGGCGGAAGGTTCCACTTCATGATTGGTTCGGATAGGTTCCAAGTTCGCACGCTGAAGGAGGTGGACTATCTATGGACGGTATTATAATGATATCCAAGAATGAGTGGAATTCAATCGACAAGCCGTATGAGTGCAGACACGAGGCTGATTATTCCGACATACTCGTGAAGATAGGGAATCTATACTGCTGCTGTGAGACGCGCATGGCCTCGTACAACATAATATGCTTCAGCACCGTGTGTGATATTGCCAACGTGCGCAATATGCTGAGGTTCGTGCTGTATCTCCATGATGAGCTCGGAATAGACTACATACGCGTGGAGTCGACTCCAGGGAGATACCACCTGTTCAAGAATATATTCGGAATGTCGATGCTGCTCCAGGTGTCGTCAACAGGCCGAGACATATACTGGTGCCATATAGACGAGCAGGCAAGGGCGAAACTGCTTGACTTATCTTCGGACAGGATGTATTATGGAATCATGGAGGATGAGGCATGAAGAGGATTATGATGATGGCCCTTGTGGCGATTATGGCCGCTACGGCAGTGTTCGCACAGGGCGTGAAGGACGAGTATCCAGAATATGTGGAGGATGATCTTCCAGAGTGGGACTCAAGGACTGTATACGGAACCAACTGCTCATACAGGATTAGGGTGTACGAGCATATATACGACGAGCCTCGTGACGGTGTGATTGGACACTACTATACAGTAGTAGAGAGGTGGTCAAGAGAATCGCCAAATACGCTCATGGCAATAGTTGCCTGTGAAGACGGAGTTGGCGATGATGATAGAAATAGAGCGCTTGAGTGTGCCTTCGAGATGTCAACGGAGAGCCAAGACCTTGACAAGCTGTTCGAGAAAGTGAAGTCATTTGAAATGCGGCACGAGACATTCGTCAAAGATGACGGCATGCTCGTGCTTATTATGTATTAGCGTGTTCTTCCGAAGCCGTCCGTAGTGGACGGTATCGGAGCCTGCACTGAAGGATTCACAGGGCTGCGTCCCTCAAGTATCTTCAAAAGATTGGCCTGCATGGACAGCGCGGTTTTCGTGTTGTCCACAGGCTTTTCCTTTTTCGGCAGCTCTATCTTATAGTTCAATGCTGTGCTTGTCTTGTCAATCATTTTCTCCACCCTCCAATCCTATAGTATAATTTGGCGTGCTTGTCAGAGGCCATTGCTGCGGCTTTTGCCCCGGTTCCGACCACACTTACAACCATCGTTTCAGCCGCCTTAAGCGCGTCCTCGGTCATGTTGTATTTGTGCTGCATCTGCATTAGTTCCTTTTGTATTCCGGCCTTTGCCTTCTCGAGGTCTTTCTCGAGCGCGTATTTCTCCTGCATTATTGCTATCTGCTTGTTTATCTCAAACTGGGCTGTTGCGCTCATCTTGGCAAGCTCGGTGTCGAGTGTTCCCTTGGCAGTCTTTATAGCCGCATCCGCACCGGCATCAGCAGTTACCTTCGCAAGAGCCTGCGAGTTCTGCGCATCGAGTATCGTCTTCTCCTTCGAAGTGAAGGCCGTATTATCAGATACTGCCTTCGATATCTTTCCAAGGGCCTCCTTCGCCTTCTCAGGGCCGAGAGCCTGTATAAAGAGAGCCGCGCCCTTCTGCGCATCCCCTCCGTTCAGGAGCAGATTGCCCAATGACAGAGTTGCGGCCTTGTCCTTGTCAAGCCCCTGTATGTATTCTCCAAGCACCTCATCACCAAGTGCTGCGGCAACCTGCTGGTATCCCTCAAGGGTCTTGGCATATACATTCTGCTGCTGATCCTGCGCCCACTTGTTCTGTGCGGAATTCAACGAAGTCTGGCTTATTGCCCCCTTATTCACAAGCTCGCGGGCATCATCATTCTTCTTGTTTATGGTGTCGTTCTTTCGCTGTATTGCGTTCTCAAGCTCCTTCGAGAGCATCCCTTGATACGCAGGAGTCTGCTGGGTTCCCTTTCCACCGTATGCTCCAGGGAAATACTGGGTAGAATTGGTGAGGCCCGTGCCTATGGTGTTCAGTATGAAGTATCCAAGCGTATCCATGGCATCATCGCTTCCAACGGTTCCAAAATCGCCGTTGTTGTATGCTTCGATTATAGTCTTTGGCAGATTTTTGGCATACTCAGGATCGACCACCTGTCCGACACCTTTCGCATAGTCCTTGGCAGTGTTGGTGTCCTGTTCCACTTCATCGGACTTGGTCTTGGCAGTAGCCTGACGCGCATTTTCGATTATCTTGTTGGTGTATGCTTCATTCTTGTCAGCTTCCGAGGCATTGAGATCGTTTATGACCTTGTCTGCTTCAGCTATGACATTGTCAGAGTGCTCCTGCTCAGCGGCAGTCATGAAGAGGTTGTCCTTCTTGCCGTCATCATCTTTGGTAGCATCGTCATCGGACTTACCAGTATCGGGAGTAGGTGTAGTAGGAGTAGAAGTAGAAGGAGTGTCTGTAGTAGCAGCTGTTCCTGTAGCTTTGGCTGGGGCAGCAGCTGTTCCTGTAGCTTTTGCTGGAGCAGTTTTTCCTGTAGCTTTGGTTGGAGCAGTTGTGGAAGTAGTAGCAGGAGCCGCCGCAGTTGTAGCATTAGCAGCTGGAGCAGTGGCTCCTGTATCTTTGTCCTTGTAATCTTTTATGGCAGTTGTAAGCTTCCTAAGATATGTGCTCAGCATAGTAGTTGGATCCTTGAAAATGTTGAGGTGATTATCGCCTTTGATATCATCGTAGTGATCTTGGATGAAAGTGATATTGTCAAGCATCCTCTTCTTGTCCTCGTCACTCGCATTCGACCTATTGACCTGGTTTTTGATCGCTAGGAGCTGACTCTTGACTTTGTATTCGTCACTATATCCTATCTTCATCTTCCAATCGTCCATATCATTAAGGAAGTCATCGTATGTATACTGTTTATTTTTGCCCTTCGGAGATGTTGCAGTTCCTTCAGGATCAGGGCGTCCTGAAATAATTTGATTATCTGTAGGATCGGTTATTCCGTCTCCAAAACCATGCGTTTTCTTGAAGTCTACAGGGGTGGCAGTTGCCTTGTTGCCAGTGCTTGTACTATTGGCAGTATTGCCAGTGCTCGTGCTATTGGCAGCATTGGCAGCTGGAGTAGTATTGGTAGCAGTGCTTGTATCATCAGTGCTAATTTTGTCAGCAATGTCCTCACCCGCATTTGGCGTGGATGACAGCACCTTGTTCGTTATGTCAGATATGTTCATATTTGGAATTGCGTTCATTTTCTTCCTCCCTTATTGTATTCCAGTTCAGCCACCCTCTTGAAGAGCTCGCTTATTGCCGCCGCATTTTCAGTAGAAAGGTGGCCAGTGTCGACTTCAAGCATTCCGGTGCTTCCGTCCTTCATGACGGCACCTGGAATCTTCTCGAGGTCCTGGGCCATGCTTCCGGCATATGTCCTTCCGTCTATTCCCCTTGTCCCTCCGAGCTTGTCGATCACCGAATCCTTATATTTGTATACATAGTTCGGAATGTCGGAATACATCTTCTCAGTGGTGGTCTTGGGCTTTATGTCGTGTATCATGCTGATATACTCGTCCACACTCCTTCCGCCCTTGTGCGCCTTGACGAACTCGTCTATTGCGCTGAAGTCCTTGGCGCCCTTGTCGCTTTCGACGTGAAGTGCCTTCCAATTGGATAGAGCTCCTCCAACTCCATACGCGGTCTGCTGCCCTTCAGAGAGCCCCGCAGGCATTGCGCTGGATGATAATTTGTCGGAGGATGAGCTTCCTCCAGAGAGCAGCTTTCCGACCTGTCCGAGCCTGTCCTTGAAGGACGGAATCTCCTCCTTCTCCTTGGAATTCTCATCGCTCATAAGAGCTGCGGACTGTAATGCAGTTCCTGCAGCTCCAACGCCCGCAGATACATTGCCCCACGAGCGGTTGTATTTGTTGTTCCCCTCGTTGGAGTCTGCGCTCAGCGTGGCGGCCTGTCCGGTCACAGCATCCTCTCCTGCCTTCTGCGCATTCGACTGCTGCGTGGAGAATGCGTCTCCATACGCCTTGGCCACATTGCTCTGTCCGAGTGCAGCTGCTGCGCTCTTGGAAAGGCCCGCATTGCGTGCAGCCGCCTTTGTCTGCGAGGCTGTATTCTGCGCGACTAGGGATGCGCCCTTCTGGGCGTTCTCGAGGCTGGTATTGTATCCGGTGGTGCCGGTATATGCGTTGAGCAAGGCGTTGTATTTGGCACGCGACTGCTCATACTCATCATTAGTAGAACTCATATTCGATGACATCTTATATTCTCCTATCAATACAGGGTTGATCCCGTGTATATATTCTGTATCCTATAGTATTGCGCCACGTCGCGGTTCAGCGTGTCATAATACTTCCTCTCTGCGGATGCGGCTTCGCTCTGAAGCGCCGTGGAGTCCGCACACTGCTTGTTCTTATACTGTATTGCGAGCATATACGCAAGATACGAGTAGTAGAAGTTGTCGGGATAGTCAAGCTCCGTGTCCACGAAGCACGACTTCACGTAGTAGCTTCCGTCATTGTCGATTGCTGTATATCCGTATCCTGTGTCAGGATCCACCTTGTTTATGCCTACTATGGTGTTCACGTCCTTGTCGGATATCACAGTGCTCGTCCCATTATTCCACGATACAAGCCTTCCAAGGCTGTCCACCATATATAGCGTGCCGAGGTATGACTCCATCACTATGGATGGTGTGGTTGCCACCACGCTCGAGGTGGTTCCTGTCAAAGACCAATACTTGACTGCGGTTCCGTCCGTGGTGTATATATACGAATCGTCGAAGGTGGCGAATGTCGCGCTTATTGTCGCGGCCACGCTTCCCACGGTCACATAGCTCCATGCTGATGACGAGTATATAGGCTTCTGTATCTCATTCCCTGACAGTATATATACCTCTCCATCTCTCTTCATAGGAACTATCCCTGTCTTAGTGACGGATGCTCCAGTCAGCCTGTCGATTATGAAGTAGTCGGTTCCGCTCTGTATTATTATGTTCCTGCGCCCCACCCATCCATGAGTGGCGCTTGTAAGTGTCGAAAGCACCACGCTCGACACGTCCGTGGATATGTCGTACAGTCCCACCCCCGTGCTGTTCACATAGAGCAGCTTGGAGTCATTGCAGTCGAGCAGCGGTGTATATGAAGGCGTGATTGCCACCTTTTCGGCGGGATATGTAAGCGTGTCGGGCACAGGCCAGTAGTCCATACGTATCCTTGAAGGCGGATTGCCGTATATGACGAGATTGCCGTTCACTATGTCGTATCTTGACGCGGTCTGGCTTTCAGTGCTGATCTTCCTGAGTATAGGGCTGCAGTCAGGATATGTGTATATTGATGCGAGCTGGTGGAAGTCGGATGGAAGCGCATAAGACGTGCTGTATGTTCCGTTCCCTCCTGTAGGGGACGCTATGTCGACTGTCTTGTAGAAGTATTTGTCGTTGTGGTCGACTATGGTCTGGTAGAGCTGTCCGTATGCGTCGTTTATCCTCGATATGTTCTCATTCCACGTGATGAAGCTGCTGTTCTCAAGGTCGGCGAGCTGCGTGGCCCGCTTCACTATATCGCTTGTATTGTATCTTATCATTGTGTTCTTCCTTATGATAATTAGTGCAGGCAGACAAAAAGGGGCCCCTCTTTCGAAGGGCCCCAGGGGGAGTAGCTATTTGACTGCTATCATGCAGCGGTGAGAGCGAAGTCAGTGCTGTTGGCGAATTCACCTACGCCGCAGCATGAAGGATTCTCGACCACGAATGATCCGAAGAACTGGATGGTCACGTTCATGGACGGTCCGTCGACTGTAGCGGTTCCGCTCTGGACGTTGAGATAGTCATCGATTATGAGTCCGAAAGGAGTCTTGTCCTTCCCTTCTCCGTCCATGACCATCGGATCCTGTTTTCCAGGGTTGTTGTCGACTATTCCAGTGTTGAGCTTGTCGACGTTTGTATAAGACCAGAGCTTCACGTATTTGCTGTCAAGGACGTAGAAGCGGCCCTGAGGACAATATGGATCATCGATCATGTTCTCGATGTCGTTTGTGCTGAAGGTAGCTGAGAGTTCCTTGAAGCCTGTATTAGCGCTGCGTGCCGCTTTGGTTGAGGTCTGTGTGAAGTATGTATTCGTTGACTGTATCTCCGCTGAGAGTGCGAGCCAGTCCGCATCGTTCATTACTATCATGTCTGCCATGGATCCCTGTCTGCGGCATTTCATGATGAGATTCTGAAGTGAAGTCGAATACTTTTCAGTTGTTGAAGCTGCCTGGTAGAAGGCGCCTGCGAGACGGTCAGGTGCTACGCTGCGGTTAACTCCGAGGAATGAAGTTCCGATGTAGCTCGTCCAGTTGGCTCCAGTGCGTGCTCCTACAACAGGGAGCCATGCGCCAAGGCCTACAGGGAGTATAGGGTTTCCGCCGTTCATAGAGCCTGCGAAGCACACTACGTCTCCTGATACTCCTGAGTATGTAGTTGAAGGAGTTACATTGACTGTAGTTCCGTTAATTGCGTTGACCGTGAGGGTCGTATTCACAGTTGTTGAGCTGACGCTTGATTTCTCGGCAAGAACGCTTCCAACCGATATAGGCATGATTGCGTAGTTAGGCAGTGTGATGTCTATTGCCGCATTCTGGACGAATGACACAGCATCTGAGAGTGCGCCAATTTCGCCGTATCCGCGTCCGTAGAGAGCCGTAGCAATCATCTTTCTGAAGCTTTCCGTAGCTGCAAACATCTTTGCTCCGGCTATCTTCATATATGCGCCTTTCTGTGTTGCAGAAGCCTGCACTTCCTTTGCGTTCATAGTATATACAGAGAACAGCTGTCCAGGTGCTACTGCGAATTCAACGTCCTGCGATACTGATGCTGCCGCAGAAAGGGCTGCAGTATAGTCGCCTGCGCATGCTCCGCCATGTCCATACATTGCGTTGAAGTTCTGGGTCTTGCCCTCGATGCGCTCCTTCGCAATCTTTTCGAGTGTCGGCGAATTGCGGAACATGAGGTTCTGCACGCCGTCCCTATAGTATACTTTCAGCATTGAAAGTATGTTGCTGTTTGTTGAAATTGCCATTGTCTATCTCCTATTGTTTGAGCTTCTCGAGCTCTTTCATATACTCTTCCACTTCCTTAGGATCGTCCTGAATTTCTTCATCGTCTCCTATGGACACCTCTTCTTCGTCAGATTCCTTTCCAGTGTCACCAGCTTCTTCAGCAGCTTCACCTGCAGTCTCGGCTTCGTCCTTGTGTCCTTCCGCCTCTTCGGCATTCTGGACCTCCTGACCTTCCACCTCGACCTTGGCCTCTTCGTCTCCTTTCTTTTCCACTTCGACGGTGGCATTAGGATCGGTGACTCCCATGGCAGCCTTTATCGTCTCAAGCTGCTTTCCAACCTGTTCGACGAGCGCAGCCACATAAGAGTCCATATCAGGCTTGTCGTCCCCCTCATAGTCGCGGTAGTCGTTGTAAGCCTGCCTCGAAAGATCAAAGTCATCACCCTCTATAGGGCGGAGCCTTTCGTTGTAGGCATCAAGCTGGGAACCGTATTTTGAGTGGAAGTCGTTGAAAGCCTGGTCATCCGCATACTTGTCCATCGCTTCCTTAGCAGGTGCGAGGACCTGGTCATAGAGCACATTCTCGAGCTTGTGGAGCCGCTCGTCCGTCTGGTCGTGGCCTGACTCGTACATCTTGTCAAGCTCGTCCTGGCGTGCGAGGAGCATGTTCATCTTCTCATTGAGTGCGTCGATGACTTGTGCTAATTCTGTATCATCCATATTATCAAAGTCTCCTTGTATTCCTTATCATAATTAGTGCACTAGGTGTTGGTCCCCTGTCCGTCCTCCGCAGTCATGGGGTTGTTGACAGGAGTCTGGTCATACTGCCTTCCGTTCCAGCCCGTCACGCTTCCGTCATTGGTTGACAGGTCCATGTCGGCCGTCTGCCCTTCGGGAACCTTGGTCATGGTGGTCTCCTTCTCGAGTATGTTCTGCTGCTGCGGAATTGCGCCCTCCTCGGCCTTTCCGGCCTGCTGGGCCTGCTGCTCGGCAGAAGCCTGCCACTTTGCCTCGTTGTCCTCGGCTATCTTGTAGAGCTTCATGAGCTTGTCTATGTCCTTCCTGTTCCGCTTGTAGTTGGCCGCACGTAGTGAGAGCTGCGTGTTGAGTATCTCCTCCTTCAGCATGTCGTATGGGATATACTCAGGGATTTCATACTCATCATTCTGGATGCAGTCGTCTATCACGCTCATCACCGCGTTGATTGCGTTGTTGCTCATAGAGTATCCGCTCTCAAGGTCTGGAATCTGCATAAACTGGGCAATGCGCTCGCGCGGAATTATGCCCGCTGTGGCAAGCTCCTTGAGCTGGTTGAGCTTTGTGGACGGGTCCTTTGAAAGGGAGTCGGCTCCGCTAAACTGTATGCTCATGCGCTTGGACTCCTCCACTATGTCCTTCCACTTGCACGACACCCTGTTGGCGTCCTCAGGGAGTATGTCCGAATCGGATGCGAATACGTGTATGCATGTCTTGGCTATGTTGACGTAGCACCTTATCACCTGGTTCAGCTGGGTCTCGAATCTGTCCGACTCTGTGTCCTCTATAGTGGCAAGGGCCACTCCCGAGTCAAGACCCGAAGGCTTCTTGGACTGTGCGGAGAGCTGGGAAATGCCAACCATCTCGTAGGCCTTCTGGACGAGGTTGTCCACCAGCTCTATATACTGGTTGTCTATGAAGGCAGGGGTTGACACAGTCACAGGATTGGATATGTCTGGAAGCGGCTTGTATGTTATCACATTCCCCACGCGGTTGGACAGCTGTCCAACCTTTATCGTGGATCCGTCAGGCACAAAGTATGTATTCGCAGGGTTGAGCTGGCTTGCGTCCTTTATCTTGCTCATCAGAGTGTCTATCTCGAGCTGTATGGAGTTCAGCATGTCCACCACCGAAGGGGAGGTGTTGCCTATAATCGGGCTGCAGTAGTTGAGGAATACGAATGGAATCACGTCCGGCTCGTAGTCCTCCACCATCAGATCTTCGAATAGCGGAGTGTATGATGCCTTGATGTGGTTGAAGGTGTCGTAGTATATTCCGAAGGTCGTATACTGCGTGCTTCCGATCTTGTCCTTTATCTTGTCGTATATGCTCTCAGGGAGAAGGGTTACAGGGTAGTCCTTCCGCTCATAGTATATGCGGGTGATCTTCGAATAGTTCTTCTCGGCGGGCCTGAAGTATACCTGCCACGGGAGGGCGCGGCTTATCACCTTGCGCTCGTCGTCTATGTATATGACCCCGGTGTCGAATATTGCGGAATCGCGGAATGATTCGGACACGGTCCTGTTCACGTCCTGCTCGTCGAAGAGGTAGTCGAAGTACTGCTGGCTCTGCTTACAAAGCTGGATGTCCTTGAAGGTTCCGTTCACGCAATTGAAGAACGGGCGCACCTTCGACTGCGCAATCTTGCTTGTAAGCGTGTCCACGCATGACTTCACAACATTGATTGAAGGAGTAGGTGTGGTGTCAGATTCAGGGGAGTCGGTCACCTGGTAGTAGCCGACTACAGAAGGATCCTTGATGTTCTCTATGTCGGCTGCAGGGGTGTTGTTGTACCTCCTGTAGTTCCTGTAGTACTTGGCCTTCCTTCCTGTGTTCGATATCGAATACAGTTCGCTTATATACTGTCTTATAGTGGCATTGTCTATCTTATTGTTCATGGTTCTTCCTTATCATAATTAGTGCGCTCCTTTATTTTTGTAACCATCCAGTCCAAACAATGCCAACAGATGAGCCACCATAGTATGAGCATCT